GGTTGCGGCCCTAAATGCCGAAATCCCGTCTCTAGTACAGGTTATTAGGGCGTTAGGAACATCAAATATACCACCAGAGGCGCTACAATCCTATCCGCCAATGATTCCTAGCTACGGTACTCCAATACAGCCTAGTTATCCTGCCGATCCGATACAAAATATACCAAATCCCATAGACCCTGCGCTATATGCAACGAATAATACACCTTTGCCGGGAATAACTTCTCCCATAGCGCAAGTACCTCCACTTCCGAATACCTCGGCAGGAGGAGCAATTGACTTAGATTTTAAGCCTCAAGAGGACGAAGGACCACCGCTACCCCGTATGGGAGGCGGTTGGGTGTAAGATAATTGGGAGAGGATTTAAGAATGAAGTCTAATTATGATAGGCTATTCAAAGAGATACTTGAAGTAACGCGAGAGAATAATGCTCTCTTGAGAATAATCCTTCGCCGACTTTCACAGTACCACAACCACTTTGCATTGGAGATCAAAATGTCAATCGGAAACATTGTAGCCGGGACAACCGGCCAACTTGAAGCAGAGGTATTTGAGAACGGCGTACTGTACACCCCACCTGTGGGGACGACTTACGCCCCAACGATCACATGGGCCTCATCTGACCCTTCAGTGACCTTCACCACGGCAACGGCTGACGATTCAGGAGGAACAGTACCTCTTTCGCAGCAGACCGTTGTCAACGTACCAGCAGGAGACACGTCAACCAGTGTTACAATCACTGCAACCACGACCGATCCGAACGGAAACCCGCTGACGGGAACGATCTCTGTTCCAGTGACCTCAGCGCCGCAGGTATTTACGCTGAACGTAACTCAGGTAGCATAACAAGTACCCTACGAGGGGTGATGCGCGGGCCGAGGCGAATATGCGGCATAGGAGCGAAACCGCATAGACGATTCCCTTTCGAGGGAACGTGTCTAAAACGCTTGCTCGGCATGGACGGCCCGCGCATTAAGGAGTTACGATGAAATACACTCTCGAAGTGACGCAATGCAACGATGTTGGATGTCGAAACATGATAAGCAGAAAAGATGATGCAATTGTACAGGAGTTTCACGTCCCACTTCTGAAAATAGACGAGGCAATTCTTCAATGGAAACAAATGTTTACAGAGGAAGAATTCGCAAAAGGAACTGCTGAAGTGTTACGTCACGATATAAACTGAGAAGAAAGTCACGTCCCACGCATAAGGATTTGAAATGACTGACGCAAAGAAACAAGCTGAATGTGAAAGAATCTGTCGCCCTCACTACAGTAAAGAGAGTGGGTTGCATTCGTCTGCGCCAGAATTATGCCCAATTTTAGAAGACATTTGGAAACATCCGAAGAGAAAGAACGATTACGGGATGAAACCGAAGAAGGAGGCCGCATGAATGAGGAAGTAGTAGAACGTCTTGCGGCATCTTTTGAAAAAATAGCGACAGCGTTGGAAGGTATACATGAAGAAGTCAGGAGAGCAGGAACCCGATACTGGCCAGAACCAAGAGAACAAAAAGAAGCAATCCTCAGCCATGTCCCAACCGAAGAGGACCGAATCCGAGAGCGGCAAGGCGCAGGAGACGACAGACCAATTGACGAATGGCTCAGTGATCTTGGAGACCCCGAAGGAGAAGCCGGAATCGTTGGTGAACGCAGCCGCCAGTGGATCATCGATCACCCGCCAGAGAAAGCCAAAGTCCCCGATGCCCGTGCCGAAGTTGCAAGCGTTGGAAAGTCGGACGCTACAAGCACTGAAGAGGCTGAAAGTAAAGCCTGAGACATTAAACGCGGCTCCCAAAATAACTCCGCTGCTGAAAAAGAGCCTCAAGGGTGGACTAAAAACCGCTCTTGAGGCTATGCGTTTTGCAACTAACGATAAGGAAATAGAATCGTTTTTGAAGGTTTACGACAAGATTCCTGTTGGCGATAGAGAGCGGTTGCCGTGGGAAGTGATAATGATAAAGGCCAAGGTAAACCCTGTATATTTACTTGGAGCTATTCAGTTGGCAGTGCAAACATACTGCTGGAATAAGAGTAGATTTATCGCAATATCGAATCATCCAGACATTACAAAAGCGAGAGTTGATTTTGGAAAAGATATGGTTGGCGCAGAGAAAGACAGATTTGCGCTTGATGTTATGGTAGGAGCGCAACAATCGCCTAAAGGACCAACCTTTATAGGAAAACAAGTGGCGGTTTTTGGCGGCGCAGGGAAGGACAAGGAAAGCGACGACGAAGGAAAGACAGTCGATGCGGAGTATACTAGCAGTAACGATGAGTTTGACCGACTATTTCCAAGCCCTAACGAAATTCAAGAACGACTTGTACCAATCAGACAACGGCTATTGGAGGCGAAATGATGAGGGAATATGTTGAAGGACACAGGTTTAATGAAACTAAGTATGTTGGGAATCCATATCCAATCGTAGTAGTTAAAGGGTGCATTCGTTGTGACGGAAAGGATAAAGCATTTATGGCATGGTGTCCAACGGGAGAGGTAGATAACGCAAAAGAATTAGCTCAACAGCATTTCAACACTTACCTTAATAAAGAATGTACTTGTATGTGGCCTGAGAATCCAGAAGGGAAATCTCCATTATGCCCAATTCACGCAGAGGCGCAAGGATGATACGATTCATCGACTTAGGTAAGCAGATAGCGACGGACCCGAACGACCCTGAGTGGCTACGGGAATTTGCTTTTTACGACAGCCTACAGGCACAATTTCTATCGTTTGATGGGAGACAGGTGTTCGATTCGCGGGAGGATTTACTAGATAATTTAGACAATGATGACGATCCTGGGTACGTGAAGAAAATCTTAGGGCTGCTTCCTGAGTGGGTTCCTAAAAACAGTAATACGATGGTGAGATGAGGAGGTAGAGCCATCTATTCCCCTAAAATAATCGAGAGCAATATACGCTTCTATGAGGCAAAAAATGGAATAGAGTTGGTGCGCCATAGCTTTGAAGAGGTGCAGGAGTTTACTAAGGGTATTAAGTCTATAACAAAATTAGGTAGTAACTCAAAAGGTGCGTGGATAGAATCTGTCTCTCCTATGACAGATAAAAGAAAAGAAGAGATACGCCGATGGATATTGAATGAGCAAATTCTATGCGGATTGGACTATAACTATTGGAGAGATAATTATGCTTATTGTGTGGATGAAGGCGGACAGATTGTAAAATTCAAGAATCGTAAATCTCAAGATGTATTTGATGCCATAGTCGCCGACCTAGAAGAACAACAGGCAGGTATACAAGTAATCTGCCTGAAGGGTCGCCAAGTCGGAATAACTACCTTGGTATCTCTATACTTTATTCACAGGATGTTATTTGTTCCTAACACTCTTTCAGTCATGGCATCCGTTCAAAAGGAAAAATCAGACGAGATTAAGATAAAGCTAGATACAGCTTATGATATGTGTCCTTGGTGGTTAATTCCAGTTAGAACACCTAAGAATAGTTTTGCTAATGGATCGCGTCTATCTATTGAATCAGGTATGCAGCCGAAAGGTATTGCGCAGGGTAAATCACCTACGCTTATTCATATTTCAGAAATATCGCTCATTCCTAATCCTCATAATGTAATCGAAGAAGGACTGTTACCTGCTACTCACTCGACCAAAAATCTATTTATGGTATTTGAAGGTACAGGATCGGGGAATGTAGGATGGTTTCCTGATTTCTGGAGAGACGCTAAGAAGAACTGGCCGCTAGGATTAGCTAGGATGTGTCCTGTATTCCTATCTTGGCCCCTTGCAACGGACTTATATCCAGAAGCAGATTGGCTAAGATTGCATCCTGTACCTGCCGGATTTTACGAAAGGCGCTTAGAAGCAACTCGCGCACATATAACGCGCTGTGAGTCATATATTCGCAATACTCCGTATCTTGCAAAGATAATGGGGTCTGATTATAGAGTTCCCATTGAGCAGCAATGGTATTGGGAGTTTGAATACCGACAGGCAAAAGAGAGACACGCTTTACAGCAACACGCAGCCCGTTTGCCAGCAGATGACTTTGAAGCTCTTACCGGAGTCCATGATAGCGTCTTTGACCAAGAGACGATTATGGAATTGGAAGAGGATATTTACGAGGTTAGGACGGATGGATCGAAAGCGCGTAGGACTCCAATTCAAGCCTATGCGATTACAGGACACTCGATCTTGGAGGAGTTTGAGCCAAGAGAAGACCAAATTGACTTTAGCAAGGAAATTATCCACCTGACACACAGATCGAATCGTGATGAGCGATATGATTGGGAATTAGTACCTCTGCTTCCGATTGACGAGGAGACAGAATCATTTACATTCGACATATTGTTAGTTTATGAACCTCCAGTTAAGGGAGCAATTTATAGCTGCGGAGTGGATACGGCGCACGGATTAGGGAATGAGGACGAGGATAGGTTCTGTGCATCAATGACCAAAGTTGCAACGGGCGCAGGATGTGACCAGCAGGTTGCCGAACTAACTTCTAATAGATTCTCTCCCGCTCAGTCTGTTCCATTTCTTGCTGCTATGGCAACGTGGTACGGACAAATTTCAGGTCATTACAGAGGCGTAAAGTTTTCAATCGAGCAGGTAGAAGGTCCGGGAGATACCTGCCAGAACCAATTAAAGATCATGGGCTTTAATTATCACGCCATCCCCGGAAGGCTTGACGGCAAGAAGGTAAAAGAAGAGAACAAGCATAGAGAAGGATGGTATTCAACTAAAGTAACCGTACCAATTCTTATGGATCGCTTTGTAGAGGCAGTCAATGGTGGATGGTATGTTCCTTTATCGAAGTGGCTGATAGAGGAGTTGAAGACTCTTGAGCGCCGCACGGTAGAGGGAGGAAGAGACAAAATGATTCACCAGCAGAACAAACATGACGATAGAATAAGGGCGGCAGCACAGAGTTATTTGAATTGTCACACGTATGATGACTTGTCTGCTAGGTCTCAGCGTAGGTATGCGCAGCCGAAAAAGAAGTCAACTGACCCCAACAAGGGGCGGTGTATGTCGAACACGTTTTCTGTAGGGGAATGGTGATTGAAGGGAGAGGACTATGGGAATTATTCGGTGGTGGAATGACGTATGGAACAAGCCAGAAAAGGCAGCACAGGAGCCTTCGATCAGTGACGAAATCCGCGTTGGCGGGTACATTCAAAGAGGCGGAGAAATCGTAGACCTAACCAACAGGCCGAGGAAAGAGAATGACGGCTTTGCGCCTGACAGCGAACTGCTGCATCCTTGGAACGAAGCGCACAGAGGGATGAAAGAAGGACTAATGAGGGGCGGGAAACGATGAGCGATACAGCCATGAGGTTGAGTGGACCGTTCACAGCATATTGTGAACATTGTGAAATGAACTTTCAATCTCAACAAGGACTTAAAGCCGCTGTGAGACATCCTGTGCATGATGAATGGCCTGATATGAACCCACGATTGGCGGAACTCTATCTAAAATGTCCTAATGCGGGGAAGATATTTAAGTTCCCGGCAATGGAGGAAGCATGAAGTTCCTCAAACTCACTAAGCGCGAAAATGAGCATGAGCGTTGTCTATACCTTTGGACACCGTGGTTTACGGTCGTACATGATTTCGGCTCTGTGCAATGCAGAGGGACAGACGAATTTGAGGTATAATTAAGTATGATTCGGACGTACACAATGGGCCTGAAAATCACTCGCAAGCAGGATGAGATGTTGACGCGTCTTCTCGTTCAACTGTGCGAGTTGTACAACATGGCGCTCCAGCAACGTATAGATGTATGGAAATCACATAGAACTAGTTTAACATTATATGACCAGCAGAAACAACTAACAGAGTTACGTGCTGGTATAGAAGAATATGCTCAAAGTCCGTTAAAGGTTCAACGCGATCCCCTCCGCCGTTTGGATCGTGCGTTTAAAGATTTCTTCCGCCGCTGCAAGTCTGGCGAGAATCCTGGATTCCCGCGATTTCGCTCTCCTAAGAGATATAATTCATTTACTGTAGATTGCGAAAGGTCATATTACCGGAAGGGAGAATTGCAAATTGTTAAACTAGGAAAATTCCGTGCTAAAACACGTTGTAAAATTAAAGGCAAACTGAAGGAAATACATGTCAAACGCTGCGGCCAGAAATGGCAAGCTCAAATAGTATGTGATATTGGTCCTGCTCCAGAAAAGATTGCCGTGCGCAATGCGGTAGGGATTGACTTAGGTATTACATCGCTTGTTACGTTGAGCGATGGCACTGAGATTAGCAATCCACGTTGGACGAAGAAAGAAGAAAAGAATCTTGCTGAAGCGAACCGAGATTTAGCACGGAAGCAAAAAGGCAGCAATAACCTCAAGAAATCTAAGGAGCGTTTACGCAGAGTGCATCAACATATTATGGGCTTACGCCATTCATATTTAATAAGTGTAGCGAAAGAGATTGTTTCCAAATATGATTTAATTGTGCATGAAGATTTAACCATTAGAAATATGGCGAGGTCTAATTATGCAAAACAAATTTTAGATGCCGCATGGGGGAAATTAATCAGACGGCTCAATTGTGAAGCAGAATACGCTGGCAAATGGGTTATTCCGGTTAATCCACGCGGGACGACGCAACGATGCAGTAGTTGTGGCGAAAAGGTGCCTAAAGAACGAAGAAATAGAATCCACAATTGCCCGAATTGTGGATTAGTTCTTGGGCGCGATCTCAACGCCGCACTGAACATACTTAGGCTCGGCGAGGGCCTTGTGGCAACGCAGAATGCTTGAAAGAAAATAGAGCAACCGCCCCGGTCTTTTATTGTTTTAGTAGCAGAGAGAAGAGGATATGAATCTCATCAAGATAGGTAAGCGAGAGAACGAACTAGAACGTTGTCTATATTTATGGACCTCATGGACAACTATAGTGTTGGATTGTGGATCAATAATATGCAAAGGCTCAGACGAATTTGGATTAGTGATTAAATATAAGGTTTGGGGGTTTACGTTTTATTGGGGGAACCGCGACATTGAAAAGCTAGGAGAAAGGTCGAAGTTCGATAGGCTCCAGTTTACGAAAATACAGCCACGTTATGCCGAACAGAGGAAGAAGAGGATTGACTCAAGGGACTATTACGAGGCTAAGGAACAAAAAGTAAGGCAGGGAAAGAAGAAAAACCCTGCGGACATGACGTACCCTGAGCGGCATCAGGAGACACTAAAGGTCATTAGCAAGATGGAGTTCAGCGAGAATTTTGTCCATTTAATGACTACGCCAGTTGCTAAACTAGCTTTGGAGCGCGGGGATATATCGCAGGACGATGTGACAGGAGAGATTCTGACGGAAGAGATTTACGAAAGAGAAAAGGCAAAAAATCTTCGTTTAGGAGTTCCTAACGCAGGGCTTTTAGGATTTAAGAAGGCAGAAGAGGGTGAGGGATACGAGGCGATCAATATCCCCGGCTCGGAACTGAGACAGGTTGCAAGCAGCGTAGGACAAAAACTACAGTTGGAGGACGGACGATGATAATACGTAAAATAGATGGAGAAGACGGGAAATGGTATGCTTTGGGAGCGGAGTTCCAGTTTGAGTGCTGTGATTGTGGTCTTGTGCATGACATTGAAATAAGAAAATTCAAAGGGAAGTTTCAAATAAGATTATTTCGTAATAGACGCTCAACTTCAGCGTCTAGAAGGGAAAGAAGAAAGCACAGGAGAAATAAATGGACTGCTTATACTAGAAGTCAATAACCCAAGTTAAAGGAGGGAAAATGAGTACACAAACCCTGACTGACCGTATATCTGCATTAAAAGAGGAACTTGCCGCGCTCAAGAAAGAACGTAAACTGGCAGCATTTGCTCTAAAAATATCAAGAGAATGGTTGAGCGTTAAATATGGTCTACCTGACAGCAGCACCCAAAGGGCAATCGTCTGGTGCGGCCACGCAGAACAATGCTGGTGGAATAACGATAAAAAGCAATGGTTTGTCTTTAACGGGACATGGATGCTTAACGATAAGGATAGGCTAGAAAACGTAACCCATTGGATGATGACCGATTGGATGCAGTCTGAATACTGGCCTTCCTACGGACCAGGACTCATGAATTATGTACGCTACATCTGGCGGCGGTTCACCCAAGGCGCGACGGATATGGCTAGGGATATGAGGCCGAGAGGATGGTCAAGCAAGGCTCAACTAGACAAAAAACCAGTCTTTTATAGGGACGCATCAGGAAAGATTATGACCGGGATGCCTGAGAACGTCCCTGCGCCGAGAGGATACGAGAAAGTCGTTTGTGGTAGCGTACAAGAGGCAGAACGGTATTCGGAGATGCAGCGGCGACAGGAACGAGTAGAGCATCGTTACCAGCAGGAACAGCGTGGAGCCATAGAGGAGAGTTTCAAACAGGAATGGCGCAGAGATGCTCGTACTTTAATGGAAAACGCACGGGACAACAAAAACAGGGAATTTATGAGAAGAGCCTTAGAACGGAACGCAGAGAGGAAAGACCCAACAGCGTTTGAACGGGAAAGCTACCTACATGCCGAGGCATTTGAAGATCGGCACTAATAAAGGTGTAGACGGCTGATAGAAATTGGTTTATGATGCTCTTTAGTTGATTCTGGAATGGGAGCCGGAATCGAGGAACGCACCGGGAGGAATGCGAGTATGAATGGCAACGTATATTGTTGGCCCAACGGCTGAAACAGAAACCGTAACGTGGCAAGTTCCGCCGTGGGAAGCTCTGCCGAGCCAGAAAATAGCTTGGGTTGAAGAGCAGATCAAAGAAGGCGAAGGCTACCTAAGCGGCCAGAAATGCTATACAAATCTAAATGCCAATCTGCGTGTCTTTGATGCAATTTTTAAGGATAAAACCAAGAGCGGATTAGTCACAAACCAATTAAAATACAACGTCAGAAAATTTTGCGAGACTCTTGCCGAAGTACGCGAGATCGCCGGTTTCAGCAGCGACGTGCCAGCCTATAAAGCAATGGCGGAGATGCTTACAAAGGTCTCAAAGTGTGTTTATTTAGAGTCAGATTTCCCCTACCAAATCCTAAAGGTTTTGCAGTACGCTACGGTCATGGGCATAGGATACCTATGGCCTAAAGTGAGGCCGACGGAGTATGGCTTTGGCCCACGTGAGATGACCTTTGACGCGCTAGGATTATTAGACGTTGTTCCTGTCCAGATACCTGCTAGAAGCAATGACGTACAGGATGCCTACGCGGTTACAGTATACGACTACATGCCGATTGCAGAGGCAAGCGCAAAATTTCCTCTGTTTCAAGGTCAGCTACAGACAGTCGGACGTAACAATTACAAAACTCTGATTCAGGCGCAGCGGCAGGATTTTGCTGCCACATGGCGTTATGGGATGGTAGGAGATGTACAGAGCAGGAGTTTTGGAAACCTCTATACGGAGATAAGATACACGTTTATAAGAGATATACGGATCAACACAACAGGAAAAGAAATGCAGATGGGTGATCCGGGAACCTCGTGGTTCTACAAAGTTCCCTTTTTAGGACAGCCTATTTTTGGAGGGATGAGAAATGGTGAACCTTACATGCGCCCTGCAATGGTGGAGGATTGTCGAATCTACCCTAACCTACGGCTCATCATTACGTCTGCTGGACTCGACCGCCCGATGTATGACGGTACTTCCTTCGACTGGGACTCAAAGATACCTGTTATCCAGTACACGGTAGATGATTGGGCTTGGGAGGCGCTAGGACGTTCATTAGTAGGGGATGTAGCGTCAATTGAGACAACGATTAGGAAGCACGAAAGGCTCGTAGATCAAGTTCAAACGGCCAAGATGAATCCCCCAATGGGATACAACTTGGACGATAATGGAGGATCAAAGATTGAGCATTTTGACATCTTTGAGCCTAATGTAAGACTTGGATTAACAGGTGGGGAGCCTACTAAAGAGTTCCAATCGCTTCTGCCTGATTCAGTGAACGTGACAAACGAAAACTGGACGCTGCTGAAATATCTAGGAGACAAGGAACTTGCACAGCTTGGATTGAATGATGTTGGGAATCTTGCCAACCTAAAAATCAATATGAATAGCGATGCTGCGGATAAGCAGCTAGAAACTATTGGTCCTATCGCCAAGGGTATAGCGATGAGGATTGAAAAGGCCAACAAGCGTGTTGGCGAGAGGATGAAAAACCTCATTCCTCAGTGGATGGATGCGAATAGGCTTATCGAATACGTTGGTCCAGACCATATAGCCAAGGAAATGTTTGACTATAATCCAGACGATATGGTTCCTAGCCATCTTCCAGATGAAATGGTTAATGGAGGATTCCCCACAACTCCTTCTATGTATGATCGTTTGACTAGGGCAAAGTTCTTTGTTAAGAAATTGAGATTGATTTCAGTTCCTAGCACGCTTTTGAAGATTACTCAGGCTCAAGAGCAATTGAAGTTTCTCCAGCTTAAAAGGACTCCAGACTGTCCGATCTCATGGGAAACCGTTTTTGGAAAGTTGGACATCCCTAACGCAAAGCAGGAAATGGAGAAATATTTCAAAGAGCAATTAGAGTTGACCAAGATGAAGATTCTTGCTGCGGCTATGGCAGCGGAGGAAATGAAGAAACTTGGTCTACAGCCTCCAGAGGACGGAGCACATAAGGGCGGTGGAGGTAAGGGTGGAGGCGGAGGATTACACGCTGGCGGACGGCCTCCAAGTGGCGGCAAGCAGCCAAAAATATCGCAAAAGGGCGGAGCAGGCGGAGCGCCCAGGACTACGGTGAAAGAAAGTTGAGTGTTAATATGGATGAAAATACCGAATCTTTCCCGAAAAACTTTACTGGGAAAGCGTATGTTATTCCAGAACAAGAATGGTCAGAGTATGATGACATATATCTTCGTATCAATTCAGACGGAGGAGAAGGATTTATGCTAGGGTTTCCAAAAGACGACCTTCATAATGCTCTCCGATTAGCGGATGCTTTGAATGTTTGGGCGGGTAAAGAGTAAGAAATCAAACGACATAGGAGAACAAATGGCAATCAAAATTAAGGTGCAGCGTGATTACCTGAGAACAGAGGCAACCATAGAATTGCCAGCAGACGTATCTCAGGTAGATGAGATTATGAAGGCATCCAAGACTGACGGTAAAATGGTTGTTTTGTACAATAAAGGTTACATCCAAGGGATAAACATCGAGCAAAACGAGAAGCTGACAGACGCAAAATCTGTCGAGGTAAGGACGCTCCTAAAGGTGGGAGACAAGGAACTATAAGCCGTCAAACAGAGATGGTTGATCGGGCGCGGAAACGAATGATTTTCTTTTTAGACGAACAGGGAATAAATCTCCTATACCATCCGATTTCGCCCAATTTGCCGATAGCGATATAACGCGAACATTGCCTGAAACATATCCTACTGAGGGGATTATCTTATCAATACTAGCCCAACAACGGCGCTCACCTTTACCGTCATAAATCAATTTCACTCCCAATACAGGACAAAACTCAGGTAGCGGGGAAATATCTTCCTTTGTAAAACCAAAAGGAAGATTTTCATTTTTAGCGCGTAACCTGCATCTCGAAACGGCAGTAGTAGCCCAATGCTTTATCCTTGATAATCTTTTAGCGACAGCATTGCGTTCTGGATGACGCTCCCTAAAGACTCTAGAATTTAGCCTATTCCTTTTCCTATAGCGTTCAGGATTATTAGCCCTGCTCTTCCGAGTTCTCTCATTAGACTTCTCGCGGTCTTCTGACTCTTGAGTACATTTCTTGCATCTTGCCCTACGCCCACTTGCAGTATGAGCATCTTTACTGAAACTGCTGAGAGGTAAAGATTGTTTACACTTAGTACAGGTTCTATGGCGAAATTCAGCGTCATTCTCTTCGAGAATCTCTTTTATTGATTGCAATGGTTCCTGCGAACAGTCATCAAAAGAATCCTCTTCTGAATCCGTACTATTCAAATCAAACGCAAAATTTACTACCGACCATTCAGGAAGGGAGGGATTTTCGGGGTACAATGGGGAGTGTGGGGTTGGCATTTATGGCTCCTTCTAGCCTGAAATGTGCGGGAGTCTCAAGCTCCCACAACCCCATTATAGCAAAAATAATAGAGAAAAAACAGCGAAGATATAAAAAAGTGAAGATTTCTTAAATTTACCCCTTGACAAACCGGCTCGTTTTGCTCTATAACTCTTTAAGACGCAAAAACGCAGAGGCGGAACAATGCAAAAGCGTAAGGCGTCGAGACATTAGTGCGCGGCCCCCTCCTTTGGGAACAACTGGCGACTAGGCGAAAATGGCCTAAGTCGCCATTTTTGTTTGCCATAAACAAATTAACCGAAGCACAAGGAGAACACCATGGCCCGTCACAA